GAGGCCGCAGGGGCCGCAGGGGAGGCCGCAGATGCCGCCGCAGGGGCCGCATGGGCAGCCGCATGGGATGCCGCAAGGGCCGCCGCAAGGGAGGCCCAAACAAAAAAATTCAAGGAGGTAATATCATGAAAATACACAAAATCAGCGACATGGCAGGACAGAACGGAATCAAGGCCATAATTCATGGCCCATCAGGAAGCGGTAAGACATACTCTATCGCCACACTTCCAAATCACGACAAGGTACTTGTCTTGTCGGCAGAGGCAGGGCTCCTCTCCATCAAAGAAACGGCTGCCGATATAGACGGGGTTGTCATAAACAACATGGACGAGCTGCGGGAGGCGTATGTTTTTCTGTCAGGCCCGGAGGGGGAGAAATATGAGACGGTTGTGCTAGACTCATTGAGCGAGATAGCCCAGCAAGTCTTATCGGCAGAGATGGAGCGCCACAAAGACGGCCGCAAGGCCTACGGCGAACTGAACGAAATAATGACAAACCTTGTTAAATCGTTTCGTGACCTGCCCGGCAAGAATGTTCTACTCATCTGTCAGCAGGAAAAACTACAAGATGAAGACGGAAAAATATTCTATGGTCCTTCAATGCCGGGCAAGAAACTTGCTCAGCACCTGCCATACTTGACCGACCTTGTGGCATGTGTGAGGGTCAGGAAAGATGACGATGGATATATCAAGCGGGCCTTTCAGTTTACGGCCCTTGATGAAGAACATCTGGCAAAGGACAGAAGCGGCAAGCTGGACGATTTTGAAGCACCGGACTGGACGGCGATTTTTTCTAAAATTCTAAACAACAAAAAAGGAGGTAAGAAATGAAGTTAGGATTTGATTTGAACACGGAAGAGGCGGCGGACGAGTTTTATAGTGGCTTTACTATCTTGGCACCAGGATGGTATCAGGTGGTAATTGTCGAGAGTGACATCAAGCCGACGAAGGCCGGAACGGGCAAGTTCCTTGAGTTGAAGATGGAAACAAAGGGCGGAGAGACTATAACCGACCGCCTGAATATCCTGAATCAAAACGAGGTGGCCCAGAAGATCGGCCGGGCGGCACTTGGTAAAATAGCCGTTTCGTGCGGTATCAAAGGGGCCTTGACGAATACCGACAAGCTCCACGGACGGCCATTTGAGGTGAAGCTGGAGATTGAAGAGTTTGCCAGCAATACTTCAGGCGAAATGCTCAAGTCCAACAAGGTCAAGGACTACCGGGCTATCGGCACAGCGGCCCCGGCGAGTGAAGGTGAAGCACCTACCAAGGCTTCGGGCTGGTAGGATAATTAAGCCCGGCGGGTATATCTCGCCGGGTATTTTTTAAGGGGATGGACAAAATGGCAGACCTTGAGTTTTTAAAAGAAGACAGTACCATCGGCCTGATAGATAAGGCCATTGAGAATAAGAAAAGACGCGCCAGGCGGTATCTGGGCATGAGTTCCATCGGCGAGCCATGCCTGCGTAAATTGTGGTTGTCTTACCATACCAAAGAACAGGAGATTTTCTCTGGCCGTATGCTAAGGCTTTTCAATATGGGTCAAATGATAGAAAACAGGATAGTCCGTCAATTACGGGCGACAGGCATGACCGTCACGGGCAGGCAGCTTGCCTTTAAAGATCACAATGGAAAGTTCCGCGGGCATTGTGACGGTATTCTCTCCGGTATGCCGGAAAGTTCAAAGCCGCATATTCTTGAGATCAAGAGCGCCAGTGATAAGTACTTCAAACTATTTGAGAAAAACGGTGTCGAGGCAACGGCCCCGAAATATACAGCACAATGTCAGGCATATATGGGGTATGCTGGCCTTGACAGGGCCGTGGTCATTGTTGAAAATAAAAATGACAGCTCGCTGTACATGGAGCGAATAAAGTTCCATCATGGCCAGTTTGAGGCTTTAAGGGAAAAGGCCAAAATGATAATTGAGAGTCCCGCACCGTTGAAGGGTATATCAAGCAATCCGGCTTGGTGGAGCTGCAAATTCTGTAACTATAACCATGAAGATGCTTGCCGGAAGGTGTGGTCTGGGGAAATTGGATTTTGATCTCTCTCCGCGATTACCAAGTCAAAGCACTTGACGCTATATGGTCAGCCCTTCAGGTGGAGCATAATATTCTTTTAAGTGCCGCATGTTCTGCTGGTAAGACCGTTGTCTTTGCCAAAATCATCCAACGCCTGATTGCAGAAAATCCCTCTTTCCGGTGTATGATACTTGTCGATCGTGAAATTCTCATCACGCAGAGCAGGGACAAGCTCATCAAGGTAGCCCCGGAATTACAACTCTCGATAGGTATTGCCTGCGCCAGTGTAACGGCAGACAAAGACCACTCGAAGCCTGTTACCATTGCCAGCCGGCAGACTTTAATTAACCATCTCAATCAGGTCGAGCCGGTGCAACTCTTGATAGTTGATGAGGTGCATCTGGTAGGCATACCAAAGGAAGGGAAAAAGCCTGATCAGTTCGGCAAGATTATCGAAACACTCCGGGAATACAATCCAAAAATGAGACTGCTCGGCGTTACGGCCACTCCGTACCGGCTGGGTGACGGGTATATATACGGCGATAAGAACGCCCCCGGCTGTATGCCGTACTTCAATGAGATGCATCATACTATCACCGTGGGGGAATTACAGGAGCAAGGCTTTTTATGCCCCTTGAAGGGCAAGACCGTTGCCCCGTCCGGCATGATGGAATCACTTGGTAATGTCGGCATGGTAGGCGGTGAGTATAACCTGGGGGCCTTATCTGATTTAATGATTCAGGGCCTGCATATCAACTCGGCAGTCGAGGCGTGGCAGGAATACGCTCAGGACAGAAAAAAGACTTTGGCCTTTTGCGTTACGATCGAACACGCCGAAAGACTGGCCGAGGCTTTCAATGCCGCAGATATCCCGGCCATTGCCATACACTCCGAGCTATCACCCATTGAGAACGCCATAGCAATGAGTCAGCTCACGAACGGCGGCAAAAAGGTATTCTGCTCCGTGGCGAAATTGACTACGGGGATGGACGTTGAAGATATAGACTGCATCCTTATGTGCCGCCCGACAAAATCAACTGCCCTTTACAAGCAAAAACTCGGAAGGGGGCAGCGCATAGCACCCGGCAAGGTTGATTGCCTTGTTCTTGATATGGTCGGCAATAATGGCGAATTTGGCACTGACCTTGACAATCTGAAAGTGAGTTATAAGCGGGCCACCGGAAAGGACGGCAAGCCCCTTTCCAAAGTATGCCCGGCCTGCGATGCGGATATACATCCCGCCTGCCGGTTTTGCCCTGAGTGTGATTACGAATACCCGGCAGAGGATAGGGCGGAACTTGACCGCCCGGATATGGTAGATGCCGATTATGGATATCAGCCGCCCGTTAAAATGGCAGTTGCCTTTATGGAGGTAGATACCCACGTATCAAAATCATCCGGCAAGCAACTTTTACGGATTAGATTAGAACTTGAGAGCGAGGATTCATTTCAGCCTATATCAGCGAGCCTCTGGATGTGCTTTGAAGGGGACGGGTATACAGGCTATGCCGTCCAGAAGGGCCGGGCGTTATGGGATGAGATGACAGTTAAAAGACCATACCCGTCAAACTGTATGGATGCTAAAATAAATGAGGAATGGATCTTACAGCCTGATTTTGCAGTGGTGAATTTGGCAGGTAAATATCCTGAGATAAAGGAGGTTGAGTATGACGTGCCGTTCTGAACACGAAGAACAAGCAGCCCTGTTTCAATGGGTCAATTTAAACCTTAAAAAATACCCTGCACTATCCCTTATGTTTGCCGTACCGAATGGCGGCAAGCGCCATCTGGGGACTGCTATCAAGTTAAAGAAAGAAGGTGTCCGGGCCGGTGTGCCTGATATATGCCTGCCCGTCCCCCGTGGGAAGTTTGCCGGATTATGGATAGAGATGAAAGTCGGCAAGAACAAGCCATCTCCAGTTCAAAAAGCATGGATATATGGGCTGCAATCCGTCGGGCATAGGGTCGAGGTCTGCTATTCCTTCGAAGAGGCAAAAGACGCCATTTTAGACTATTTAATATAATAATGTTTTTTTTTGTTGACATAGCCTTTTTAATTGTTTATCCTTTGAATCGTAGGGTAAACAATTAAACAGGAGGGTTAAAATGTTATATAAAGCCGAGGAATTAAGGAAACTGGTAGGTGGAAGTTACAAAAAGGCTACAGAAGTTTATTCAATGGTATCAATGGTTTATAGGCCAGTTGATACCGCACCGAAAAAAGCATGGGAGAGGGCAATCAGGTTAATAAACAGGAGGACGGGACAATGAACGGAGTCGGATTTGTAGCAATAGCGGTTATTTACTTTACTATCTCAATTTTAATCTTTAAGAGGAGGGACAAACAATGCAAATCAACATGGCGTTAAAACTTGCCCGAATCAAGGCAGGCATGACCATCGAGCAGGTATCTGAAATATCCGGGCATACTCCCGGCACTATATCCAAGACAGAAAGGGGAGAAACTTCCCCCAGCATAGCGACTGTCGAGAGTATTCTCGCTGCAATTAACCCGGCTCTTGAGCTTAGAATCTTACAAAAGGAGTATGGTAATGGATAAACTAAAAGAAAACGAAGGCAGAAAATCAGAACACGAGCCCAGGCCCTTGAGGGAGATGGTGTCGTGTTTCTGGGCTGATAAGATGATCGACATCCGCGAGGCGCGGGAGTATTATGCCTGCAATCCTATATGTCAGGCGTGCAGGGGGTGTCAGGTATGAGCACAGGAGACTACCCGCCCGGCATGACGCAGTATGATCACGATAAGGAATTTGACGGTCAGGATTATGAGGAAGAGGATGAAGATGACAAAGCACAAACTGAGACGAAACCGCTAACTGCTGTCGAAATACAGCATGGGGTTATTCGCCAAACTCTTCTTGAGGAGATAAAATCGATTGATAGGACTATTGAGCTGTATATAAAAAAGGAACAATATTATGCCGCAGCGCATGATAGCGCCAGAAGAGAGGGCGTTAGTTGGGCGCTATTTGTGCTCGCTCAGAGATTTAAGGAAGGAAAAAGCCCCATAGTTAGCAAGTCTGACTTGAGTGATGTGCTAGAGCGCCTTGATAATTTAATAGGCAGAATACGTACCAGAGAGTATAAAGCACATGAAATACAGGCAGTCACTAAAGGTGAAGAGAAAGCACATTTTGATGGCAAGGGAGAGGCTTACGGGTGGTGTGCTGAGAAATTGACTGAAATTGTGAAGGAGCTCTAACATAAAAATTAAGCTGCGTGGCACACGTCTGCTTGGATGTGGGGTTAAGTGTTGCGCTAATAAAGGAGAATGTATGAGCTACGATATGGGCATAGGAAATGAAAGCTTCAACTACACTTACAATGTATCACCAATGTGGTATGCCGCCAAACCTGAAGAGGGTATTAGATCGCATTATGGTATGACGGGGCAAGAAGCATTAAGACCCCTGAGAGAGATTAGGGAATATATGGAAGACAACAAGGAAGAACTGTATGTC